CCACAATTGCATCGGTTCAGTCTAAAAACAAAGACAAGTAATGTCGTGCCCGGTTACTAAAATCGGGTGTATGACAATCACAGAACGAATCCGTATTACGGAAGCAATCGAATCATTAGGCGCAGCCAAGTTCATTGGCTCAGGCGTTGCGATGATCATTGAAGACTTCAACATTGCCACAGACCTTAAAGTTGAGTTCCTTTTACCGGACATCGACGGCAATACTTTTATCCTGGGCATCTCAACTCTTGGGGGCGACGATGTTCTTGGCGGCTTTGGTGTTTTCGTTCTTGGTGATTCTCTTTTGGGTGGCACTGATGTTATTGGTGATAGCGCCAGTGGATATATCTGGCAAGCTGCTGAGGCAGTTGTTTCATCATTTGACATGAGTGTTGGCGGTTCCATTGATACCGCTATTTACTTCCAGCCTGAGCCGGGCACTGCTAAGTTGACTTTGCAGTCTTACGCGTGGGACCCGAACGTCAATAAAAACATTCGTACTAATACTGCTATTCGTTTGCGCATTGATGATGGTGATATTGATCACACTATTTTCACCGGCTACATTGATACCATTGCCGTGCAGTATTATCCAAACGGTCCAAACCTAATAAACATCGCAGCGTACGACATTTACAAACAAATTGTAAATACTCGCGTGGCTTCTTACGATACAACTGATTATGAAGTCGGTTATGTTACTCCCCTGCAATCTATTGAAAGAGTTTTGCAGGATACCGGCTACTCAATTAGCCCACTATCGGTGAACACTCCAGGTAAAATTCCAACATCAGTTCGCGAAAATATTATTGCTTCAAGTGTGCTAAATGAATCTATTGAAGTTGGATTAGGTGTTCTTTGGGTTGATCAGGAAACTGAAGAACTTATTTTTACACCGCGACCATCAGTGGAAACTGGAACAAGCACTACTTGGGTTTTGGGCAACAACCACGGCGGGGAATATCACCTTTGCTTGTCTGACATTATTGTTGCAGCTGACGCCGATACTATTTTCAACAGCCTAAAGGTGACACAGGCAATAGACGAACCAGCGACTGTCACTTTGCAGAACATTGACTCAATCGAATTGTACGGCGAATCTTCCGCTGATGTCACTATTAATGTCTTTGACGAAGCAGACCTAACAAGATGGGCTGAAGATGTTTTTGCCCAATCGCCTAACAAATTGATTAGATCAGTGGAAACCCCAACCATTGACCGTTTAGGCAATCTAACTGAAGCTGCAATCTTTACACCTGGCACTCTAATTGGTGTGAACTTTGAACGGGAACAACTAACAATCAATGAATACTACACAATAACTAAAGTCATTCACTCCATCGATGTGAATGTTTGGTACACTACTCTAGAACTATGGAAAGCAGCATAAATGGCATATAAGGTTTTTAGCAACGGTAATACGCTAAACGCGTCCGAGTTGAACACTTACTTGATGAACCAGTCGGTAATGGCGTTTGCTTCAACAACTGCACGTGACGCAGCATTGACTTCACCTGTTGAGGGAATGCTTGTTTGGCTTGAAGATTCAAACAAATATGTCAAATACAACGGTGATTCATGGGTTGATCTACTAACTCCTAGTGCTCAGACCGTTACAGACAAGTCTGCTAACTACACCTTGGCAATCACTGACGCTTTTTCATTGATTCGTTCCACCGGTAGCGCAATCACAATAACTGTTAACAACGTTTTGCAAATCGGTGAGCGCATTGACTTTGCCCAGTATGGTTCGGGTCAGATTACATTTGCAGCTGGTACTGGTGTCACTTTGAATAGTACTGATGGAAACCTTAAGACCGCTAAACAGTATGCGGGTGCTACTGTTGAATGTGTCGCGTCAGGTGTTTACTGGCTCGTTGGTAATCTAGGAGCCTAATAATGTTAATTCCTTTGGGAATTCTTGCAGCATCTGCCGCCGGTGCTGGACCGTTTTCGGTTGAGTATCTTGTTATTGCCGGTGGTGGTTCTGGTGGTAACACCGAAAACTACGGTGGTAATACTGCCGGTGGTGGTGGTGCCGGTGGTTACCGTTGTTCTGTTTCTGGTGAAAACTCTGGTCGCAATTCTTCGGCTGAAACCCCACTCAGTCTAAATGTTGGCGTTACTTACAGCGTAACTATTGGTGCTGGTGGTGCAGCTCAGACTGCGCACGAAAAGGGTAATTTCGGTAGTGATTCTGTTTTCTCAACTATTACTTCTTTGGGCGGTGGCGCAGGTTTTGGTGGTTCGACTGCTACTAACCTTGGTGCTGGTGGTTCTGGTGGTGGTGGTGGTGATGGTGCCCAAGGCATTGTTTCACCTGGTACCGGTACGACTGCACAGGGTTACGCTGGTGGTGTTACTACGGGTGCTGGTATCGCTGCCGGTGGTGGTGGTGCCGGTGGTTTGGGGCAAAATGGTGGAAGTTACTTAACGCCTAGCGGTGGAGTAGGTATCCCATCATCGATTACAGGTTCATCCGTTTATCGTGCCGGTGGTGGTGGTGCTGGTGGTCAAAACACTGCGTATGATGGTGCTGGTGGAAACGGCGGTGGCGGTGCCGGTGGTCAAGTTAACGGCAGTAATGGTACTGCTAACACTGGTGGAGGTGGCGGTGGAGCCGGACCCGGTGACAACGCAACATCAGGTGCCGGTGGTTCTGGTGTCGTAATTCTTCGTTACCCATCTGCTAGAACAATTACAATCGGCTCAGGTTTGACTGGATCAACTGCAACAGTTGGCGCAAACAAAGTCACAACAATAACTGCTGGTACTGGAACGGTAAGTTGGGCATAATGGCACATTACGCTTTTTTGAATGAAGACAACATTGTTACTGAGGTAATTGTTGGTATTGATGAAACTGAACTTATTGAGGGCAAAACACCTGAAGTTTGGTATGGCGAGTTTAGGGGTCAAACCTGTATTCGCACTTCTTACAACGGAAGCATCCGCAATAAGTTTGCAGCTATCGGTGATTCGTACAATGTTGAAATAGACGCTTTTATCTCACCTAAACCATTCGATTCATGGTCATTCAATGCTGAAACTTTAAAGTGGGAATCACCAGTTCCAAGACCTGATGGAAACTTTATCTGGAATGAAGAATTGACATCATGGGTTGAGGTTGAAATTTAATGTCAGAAAATAAACCAACACAATCAGATCTACTTATGCGCATAGTCGAAGACATCGCTGAAATAAAAGCGACCGTCAAAAATTATGCCGAGTTAGAACGACGCGTTCGCAAAATCGAAGCGTACGCCATGTTGTTTGGTATCGTCACCGCTGCCATGACCGCAACAATCATCGCACTAATCCAGAAAGCAATCGGGGCGTAAATGTATCACGAACCAATCAAAGGTGCCGGGGCTGAACGCCGCGACGAACTAGGTAATTTCAACAAGGCGTACCGCAAACAACCACACCGCGGAAGCGACTGGGGCTTCAAAGGCGGGTCAGATGGCAAGCCGGTCTATGCCGTTGCCGATGGTGTTGTTGCCGATGTTCTATGGTCAGACGCACTAGGTCACTGCATCATCACCAAAAACTCACACGACAAGGTTTATGTAATCTTCGCTCACCTGGCAGAGAAACCAACTTTGAAGCGACTTGAAAAGGTAATCGGTGGTGAAACCGTTCTAGGTAAAATCGGTAACACCGGATCAGCATCAGCCGGGGCTCACCTACACGCAGCTGCATCACTATCACCAAAACCACACCTAGCGTCATACCCGGCGTTGCTTGACTTATTCAAACTAATCCCTGCACCAAAAGCAGAACCAAAACCGGCTGCAAAGAAACCGGCGGCTAAAAAGGCTGGAAAATGAAATTATGGTCAAGAATCCCAAAGCGTTTGAAAAGAGTTGCGGCTCTATCACTTGGCGCTGGCTTGTCTTCTATGGGTGTTGGCAACCTACCCTTATTCAGTATGGGCGCACTGGAATCAGTTTTGTTTGGGGCATCCGTAACTATCGTCGCCTTGGTTATGGGACTATCGTTCACTTACGCTGGGAAAGGCGAAGTAAGCGATAAAGACTTCGATAACCACATCAACGCCACAATTGAATCGGTTCAGTCTAAAAACAAAGACAAGTAATGTCATGCCCGGTTACTAAAATCGGGTGTATGACAATCACAGAACGAATCCGTATTACGGAAGCAATCGAATCATTAGGCGCAGCCAAGTTCATTGGCTCATTCAAATCAGGATCACCGGAATGGCATGCAGCTCGTGCCGGTATCGGTGGTTCGGATGTGGGCGTAATTCTGGGTAAATCCCAGTTCAAAAGCCCATACACTCTTTGGTGCGAAAAGTCAAACCTTTTAGACAACTCGGACAGCACAATTCCGATGCGACTAGGCACCGCACTTGAACCAGCAATTCGCCAATTCTTTATAGACGAAAACAAAGACTGGCTAACAGTTCACGAAACTGGCACCTGGCAATCAACCCAGTCAGCCTGGATGAAAGCCAACCCAGACGGAATCATCGAATGGGCAGACGGAACGCTGGGTGTTCTGGAGATCAAGCACTCGGCAACTTATGTCACTGAAATCCCAGAATCATGGAAATTACAGGTACTTTGGTATCTGATGGTGCTAGGTCTAAAGCGTGGTGTGGTCTGTGCGGTCATAGGCGGACGCTACACCGAGTTTGAGGTGCTTTGGGATGAATCCCTTGTCGAGGAGATGAAAACCCGTGTATGGGCGTTCTACGGCTTGGTTGAAGATGGGACAGCCCCAGACTTTGACGGTTCAACATCAACATACGAAACCGTCCGAGAATTATCCGAGGGACTAACCGATGGTGAACTTGAACTAGATAATCTTTGGGTTGACCTGGCAGCTGCAAAAGCAATCTTTGAAGTAGCCGAAGATAACTTCAACGCAAAGAAGTCAGTCGTACTTGCCTACATGAACGGAACCAAGTATGGTTTCTGGCAGGGTCAAAAGGTGGTCACACTTCAAGCCCGCAACGGTAAACCATTCATCACATTCAACAAATAACACAGAAAGCAGATCATGGGATTCTTAGACAACTACGAACCAGTAGCAGACCGCATCACAAAGTTTTGGAAGACATGGCCTAACGGTCGCATCATCACCGAAATCAAACTAATCAACGAAACCGAAGTCGTTGTCCAGGCAAGCATCTTCACCGACCGGGAAGACACACGCCCGGCATCAGTTGACTGGGCACACGAAACCCGAGGTTCAAGCAACATCAACCGCGCATCATTCCTAGAAAACTGCAGCACATCGGCAATCGGGCGCGGACTAGCAACACTTGGACTAAGTGCATCAAAGAACCGTCCAAGTCGTGAAGAGATGCAAAAGGTAACAGCCGACCACCGCAACTACCTGCTAGAAGCACAAGAAGCACACGAAAACAAAGACATCGAAACACTTCGCACAATCTACGCAGCTGCAGTCAAAGCAACCGTCGACAACGACACGCTCGCAGCGATCAAAGGGTTTGCCGAAGATCTAAAGAAGTAGATAAAGTGAAAGGGGTGTACCCCACAGAAAAGGTACACCCCGGGGACAATCAGGTCCCGACACCCACCACAAGGGCGTAAAAGAATTATACACACAGAAAGGCACAGAATGAGCGTAGAAGCCATTTCAGCCGTCTTACATCATTCCCAATCATCCGGCACACCCAGAGCCGTACTAACCGCAATAGCCTGGCACATTGGTGAACACCCCGAAGAGGGCTGCTACCCGTCGCAGAAACGCTTAGCCGAGTTAGCCGGGTGTTCAAAGCGTCAAGTTCAACGCGCATTAGACAAGCTGCAAGAACTAAATGAAATACAAGTTCACTCACACGATGGTCAAGGTTATCGCGCTGATCGCATCACAAACCGCTACTGGTTGACAATCGAATGTCCGGAACTTTGCGATAACTCACTTGCTCACAAACCTGTGGATAACTTTCAAAAGAAGAAATCTACGGGTAGACATCCACGACACAACGGGGTGTCATTTAAGACGCAACGGGACGGCGTAGATGTCCACTTAAAAGTAATATAAACTTAAACTAAATAACTAAATAACAACCTACGAAAAAAACAGAAAAGGAACACAGAAATGGCAATTGTAAACATCGTCGCAGAAGTAGGAAACTTCTCAAACGAACACGGCTACATCAAAGCATGGGAAACATTTGACTTCAAAGGTGAAAAGCGAAACCGACTCTGGACAATCTGGACACGCGACATCCAAGTACAAGAAAAAGACATCATCGAAGTATCAGGCGAACTATCAACCAAGTCCGCAACCTACGTCCCAAAGAACGCAACAGAAGCAAAAACCATTGTCGAACACTCACTAAACAACGTAAGCATCCGAGTCGCAGGAACACCAACCACCCAAGTCCGAAACGCAGCTGACATCTTGACCCAAAAGACCGACACCGACCCAATCGACATGCCGTTCTAATGTTTCAAATCTTCATCGAAGGCGAACCAAGACCACAAGGCTCAAAACAAGGTTTCGTTCGCGGGGGGCGCGTCGTGTTGGTAGAAAGCCAAAAGCAACTACCAGCATGGCGCGAACACATGACCCGAATGCTGCAACTCAAGCAGCTAGAACACGACACTGCATTCACAACAGCCGTCAACGTCGCACTAACCTTTTGGCTCCCTAGACCCAAGTCCGTGAAAAGACAATACGCAACCGGAACCTACG